TGACTATGTCCAACAGGTAGCTAGTTATAGAAACAATATTCCACGTAAAAGTTTAAACTATAGAACCCCACTAGAAGTATTCATGAAGTACATTACAAATGAGCATGTAGTTTTTTCTAACTTGATTTGACAATTCAGGTTACAAGAAAGGAATGTATAGCTATGAAAAAGAAAGTTGTTGAAGTTTGTGATTTTTGTGGCGCTGAGATCACAGATGAATTGCTTGGTGTAAGCCCAGAAAATGACAACGTCTTGATTTGTGAAGAATGTGTCGAAAAGGCGCAAAACATGTTACAAGACGCCAAAAAAGATGCTAAAAGGGTCAGCGTTAAGGGTATCAGTTACGAAGGCGTAGCAGAGCCTTGCTCGAATATGCACATCAAACTAGATTTAGATATCTTGGCAACACCTATCTTCGATAACCTTGATTTAGTTGAAAAGTTAGGGCGTAAGATCTCGGAAATGAGATTATAACAATCAAATATTCGACCTAAGCATGTCGTAAAACTGCTTATTTTTTATGCAGTAAATCTCGTGGGGCGTCCCACGTAAAAAATACACGTCAGGAGGACACGCATGAAAAAAGAATTTTTAGCTCAACTTGGTTTGAATGAAGAACAGGCTCAAGCTGTTTTAGTTCAATACGGCAAAGATGTAACGAGCATCAAAGCTAGCAATGAACAGTTACAAACGCAAGTTGACGAACTACAAACGCAAGTGGGCGATCGAGACAAACAACTCAAGAAGTTGGAAAAAGCCGCAGGCGATAACGCAGAGTTGCAAAAAGAGATCGCAGACCTGCGCGAGAAAAATGAAAAGCAAGCTAATGAGTGGCAAAACAAAATTAGCGAGCAATCAAAGAATTTTAGTATTAGCAACGCTTTGCGTGATGCAGGAGCAAAGAACGTTAAGGCTGTCACAGCATTATTAGACATGGATAAGGTATCTGTTGATGATAACGGCAATTTGCTTGGTCTATCTGATCAAGTCAAGTCGTTACAAGAAACAGATGCCTATTTGTTTACTCAAAAACAAGAAGAGCAACAAGTAAAGTCAAAAGTCGAGCTTTTTGCTGGTGGCAACCCTAATTCAGCTACTCCCAAAGATCCTAGCAACATGAGCTTAGATGAGCAAAACGAGCTTTATCGCAAGGATCCTGCACAGTGGCAAAGCTTATTTGGCCAAAAATAGAAAGGTGGAATTTTAAATCATGGCAACTCATTTATCAGACATGATCATTCCTGAAGTTTTCGGGAATTACGTATTGAACACAGCGCTTAAAACCAACCGTTTCGTATTGAGCGGTATCTTAACACCAGATCCAGATCTTGGACCACGTTTGCGGGATGCAGGTACAAAGATCACAGTACCATTTATCAACGATCTCTCTGGTGATCCAGACAACTGGACTGACACAGACGACATTGAAGTAAACCAACTCACATCAGGAAAACAATTAGGCTTGAAATTCTATCAAACCAAGGCCTTTGGTTATACTTCTTTATCTCAAATGATCTCAGGCGCACCGATTCAAACAGTGATCGGTAATCGTTTTGCTAATTTCTGGACCCGAGCAGATGAAAAGATGTTGCTTGCTGTCTTAAATGGCGTAATGGGTGTCAACAAGGTCAAAAACAGCAAGCTTTACGATGCTACTGTCAAGACGCCAACAGATGCAGCATTCAGCGCCAAAGGATTTATTGCTGCTATCGGTTTGATGGGCGATCTGCAAGACACTTCTTTTGGCGCGATTGCGGTCAACTCTGCTACTTACTCAATGATGAAGATGCAAAATCTTATTGAAACGATCCAACCTCAAAATGGCGCTTTACCGTTTGAAGCATATAACGGCTTACGTATTGTGCTTGATGACGACATTCCAGTCGATTTGAGCAACAAGCAAAAGCCAACCACAACGTCTTATATTTTTGCACCGGGAGCAGTTCGTTACTCAACTGTTTTAGACAGCACAGAAACTAAGTACGATCCTATTAAAGATGGTGGTACTGACATCATTGTTCAAAAGCGCATTGGTACGATCCATGTTGCCGGTACATCTGTAAAACCATCATTCGCACCAGCCAAAGGAACGTTCCCAACCATGGAAGAATTTGGCAAGTCTAGCACATGGGAAGTTGTTGCCGGTGTCGACCCACGTACGATCGGTGTTGTCGCATATAAAGCTGAATTAGATCCTGCGTTAGTTCCAGGAGCAGAAGTAGTGTCAGCTGATACAGGCGCTTAAGAAAGGTCGTGAGCTGAATGCTAAGCTTTTCTGAATATCAAAAGCTTGGTGGTAGGCTGACTGACGAAGCTGTATACACCAAGCTCAAACGTGATGCAGTTCAGCTTTTGAACTCTGCAACGCAGATGTTTTATGTCAGAAACGATATTGATGCTGATCAAGATGAGTGGCGAGTAAAGATGTTTAAGCTAGCTTTAGTCGCTCAGATTGATTACACAAACGATGTTGGAGCTTCAACTGAGTATGAGATGTCGCAGAAAGCTGTTAAAAGCGTTTCTATTGATGGAACGACTGTCACAACAGATGGCACATTCAAAGATAGTAGCACTGGCGGGATCTATAATATTGCTTTAGATTACCTGTATCAAACAGGTCTGCTTTTTGGGGGTGTTGACGTATGTTAAAACCACCAAAAAGCATGTGCAATCAAAGTATTATCTTGAAGCTTAAAGTTGAGGATCCTGACGATATTTACGGCGAGTCTACTAATTTTGATGAGATCAAATTAGATAATTGCGTGGTCCATGCTCGTACTGTTTACGAAGGTTCTAACAATAATCGTCAGATCGTAGCGAATGCAACTATCATGCTATACGCTGGGATCACAACACCATTTATCGAACTGACAAAAGAACACCTTGGATCAAAGATCGAATACAACGGCGTTGAGTACACGTTGACGAATGTCAGTGAGTCAAGGGATCCGTTCAGCAACGAGCTTTATCAATACAAGCTACAAGTTATTTAGGAGTGATTTAATTGGGTGTTAAAGTCAATGTTAATAGCGACGGCTTAGGCAGAAAGTTCAGTCATTTCAGCTTGGTTCGTGGACGTAAAGCAGCGGCTAATGATGCACATCAAGCGATGGAAAAGTATGTGCCAATGTTACACACGGACGCTTCGACTAACTTGCGTAGTATGTCTTTCGTAAATAACGATGGGACTAGCATCAACTACAGTGCTGTATATGCAAGAGCTCAATTTTACGGGTTCGTAGGGCCTGCTCCTGGCTATCGAGTTCATAACTATACGACGCCAGGGACATCAAGGCGTTGGGATCTACGGCTGAAAGGCAATAAGCATGATATGGCGCTTGTTAAAGAAGCTTTTGTGAAGGGAGCTGAATGGAATGGATCTTGACTTACAAGAGTCACTCGCTAAGTCGATCAGATCTGGTACAGGACTAAAGCTAAAAGTTGCGTATCTTTCACCAGATAGCGATATTGGCTTGGTTCCAGTTCAAGGATCACACGTTGTTGAGGCGGACTATTCCGGTAATCAACTTTGGCAATACAACTATGCGATCACGATCAAAACAAAGAGCGCACGAGAGGCTAAAGAAAAGCTATTTGCTATCAGTAATTATTTGAACGGCTTAGATGAGCTGACAAGTGATAACGGTAGCTTTAGATTTAACAATTTAGAAGTTTCTAGTGCGCCAAGCGAATTACTAGAAGATGTCGCAGGAACGGTGATGTACGAGTTAGACATTGCCGTTTTTGTTTATACAAAACGATAGGAGGCCGTATAGATGGCAAAAAACACAAAACCCATTGCGGGTACAGAATTAACAACTAACGGCGCAGCGCTCAATGTTGTTAATAAACTATATTTAGATATCACAGACTCAACAGATTTGAATGACGTTACCACTGGTAAATGGGCCTGGCTAGCTTTGGATATTACACAGATCACACCAAGTGCGAACGAAACTTCGCAATCTGACGCTGATTATGCCGGCAATGGCTTTGGTTCTACTGAAGTTACATCAAAACGTTATCAATTAGCGGTGACTGGTAAACGTCATAATGGGGATGCAGCACAAGACTATGTTGCATCTAAGCAATTCGCAATCGGTAATGCGTTGCATACTCGTGCTTTGTGGATCGACAATGGCGAAGCTATTTTAGCAGAAGTTACCTTGTCTAACATCGTTCCGACCGGCGGGAATGCTAACGCAAACCAAACATTCCAAGTTACGATCGTATTTAACGGTGCACCAGTTGCTATTGATGGCAAATTAGTGATGAGTGATCAACCAGAATCTGATGGCACATACACAGCAACAGTTACGCCAGCTACAACTGTGATCACACCAAAGAATCAAGACTAAAAACATAGAGACAGAGACGAGAAATGTGAGACGAAAAAAGAAAGGATAATTTAACTATGTCAGTACTTAATTTAGATCAACAATTAACAGTCGATAACAAAAAGACGGTCCAAATCGGCGGTCAAGAATACAATCTTGTTTTTAACGATAAATTCGCTAAGCTCGTTGCGGATATGCAACTCAAAGTAGCAGAAGCAACAAAAGGCTTTGATGATGACGATAAGCTAAAGCAATTTGCTAAGAAAGAATACACTGAACAAAAAGAACAATTAATGACAGCTTTTGATGAAGGCAAGAAGATCGTTGTTGACGCCCTAGATCAACTTTTAGGCGCGGGTGAAGGTGAACGCTTGTATAAATACTACAACGAATCTACTCAAGCGTTGACAGCGTTAGTTGCTTTATTGAATAAAGCTGCAAATGATGCTGTGCGTGAAAATAAAGCTAAGAACCGAGCAGAACGTCGAGCTAAGTATAAGAAGAACCACTAGAGGTACAGTATTATGCTAAGTTTGACACAAGATCCACTAAATGAAGTTGTGTTTGATGGTAAGACCTATCACTTAGACTTAGCTTTCGATACAGTTCTTCAATATCTACAACTTTCATCAGATGATGAGCTTTCAAAAGAGGAAAAGGCTGAATATGCTATAGATCTCTTTTTAGATGAGCAAGAGTTACCTGACGATCCGAAATTTTACGAGTTAGTATTTAAAGCTGTAAATGAAGAAATCACATCTGATCCTTACGGCAATAACACGCCAAACAGCAATCCATTTGGGCTAGAGCCAGTCAGATATTTTGACTACGTGCAAGATGCAGAAGCTATCTTTGCTAGTTTCATGCGTGAGTACCACATCAATCTACTTGAGAAACGTGGAAAAATGCACTGGCGAGAGTTCAAAGCTCTGTTTAATGGACTGAGCGAAAACTCATACATGCAACGTATCATCTCTATCAGACAGCGTGATTTGAGCGATGTTGAAGACGGTAAGATGCGACAACAGTTGACAGATGCTAAAAGCTACTACGCACTAGATGTGCCACAAAATGAAGTAGTTGATCAAGGTCAAGGAGCGCAAACATCAGCATTATCAGCTATGTTTAACGCTATGCGTGGACAAGTTAAGAAAGGGGGTCAGTAAATGGCGTCAGATGCAAGTGTTGTTATTGACTTTGATGTCAAGATGCAACAATTAGAATCAGATAGAGATCAGATCAACAAGATTTTATCAGCGATCGGCGAAAACACTGGCGATAAAATGGATGATGAATTCAAGAAGTCAGCAGATAAAGTAGTCGATGAAGCTAAGCAAACTAAAAAAGATGTTGATGCTGAACTAAAGAAGCCAACAGCGGTGATCAAGCCTAAGGTTGATGACAGTGACGCCCAAAAAGGCACGCAGAAGATCATCACGAGCTTGCGTAAGCTACCTAAAGAGCAAAAAGTAAAGTTAGACGCTGATGCAAAAAAAGCTGGCATAGACGATTTTACGACCCTTTTAAAACGAGTTCCCAAAAAAACTCGGACTGAGATCCTAGCGCAAGCACAAAAAGGCGAAGTCATCGACTACGAAGCTTTGCTAAACAAGTTGCCTAAAAAGATTTTGACAGAGGTCCAGTTAAACGATAATGCGAGCGATAAGCTGAGAGCTATCAAGAAAGAGTCTGAGAGCACAGAAACTGGCTTTACTCGTCTAAAGACGATCGTTGCAGGTTCGTTTTTGGGTGGTGCTGCATTAAACGGGATCACAATGCTTGTTGATGGTCTAAAAGACGTTGTTGTTGAAGGTGCGTCTGCATCTGATGCGATGGACAAGTTCAGATCCACAATGCAGTTAGGTGGCTTTGGTGAAGATGAAATCAAGAAAACATCTGATCAAGTTATGGACTACGCTAACAAAACGGTGTATGGACTCGATGATATCGCTAATACGACAGCGCAGTTAGCTGCTAACGGGATCAAAGATTACATGGGTCTGACAGAAGCCGCAGGTAACTTGAATGCTCAAGCTGGTGGTAACGCAGAGACGTTTAAGTCGGTTGCTATGATGCTCACACAAACGGCTGGTGCTGGTAAGTTGACTACTGAAAACTGGAATCAACTTGCCGACGCTATTCCGGGGGCTTCCGGAGTACTTCAAAAAGCTATGAAAGATGCTGGTGCATATACCGGCGATTTCCGTGATGCGATGGTTAATGGTGAGATCACAGCTCAAGAGTTTAGTGATGCTTTGATGAAACTTGGTCAAACCGACGGAGCTAAAAAAGCTGCTGAGTCTACTAAAACTTTTGAAGGTGCGATCGGTAACTTACAAGCTGCAGTCGTCGACGGTATGAAGAACGTCATTGATGCGTTTGGTAAGGACCGTATTACTGGGCCTATTAATGGTTTGGGCAACATTGTTCAAGATACGTTTGGCAAGATCACAAAGACGATCGAGAACAACAAAAAAATCATTGACGCGCTTGGTGGTGTATTCTCTGGCGTATTTGGTGCGATCGGAAATACTTTATCGATGTTTTCAATGAGTTTCAAAGCTAACGTAGCGGGTGTATTGAATAACAAAGAAGTTACTCAAAACGTCGAGAGCTTTAAAAAGAGTTTTGACCGAGTCATGGATGCAATCAAACCAATCGAACAAGCTATTGGCGGTCTTTTAGGTGTGATCACAGGTGGTGCTTTTTCACTTGCTGTGGATCTTGTCAAAGGGTTAGCAAAGGGGTTAGGTCTAACCGGTGATGAAGCTGACAAAGCAAAAGGAAAACTGGACTTTAGTGGAGTAGCCCGTATCTTTTCTACAATTTCACAAGCTTTGAATGTATGGTATTCGTACATGAAGGTTGTAAATCGTGCAGTGGGTGAAATGGCCAGTATCATTGCTAAGTCAGCTTTTTCAACTTTCGCAGACGTGCTTAATGCTATTGGTAAAGCGCTAGGTGCTGCGTTTGATAAAATATCGCCACTTATTCCTGCGCTGAGTGATACTGATAAAAAAATGTCTGCTATTATTAAACATGAAGGAGCTCTAAAGGCTGTTGGTGTCGCGTTAGGATCAATTGCGACAGCTTTTGCAGCAATTAAGACGGCTTCTACAGTTGCGAGTGTTGTTACATCGGCAGCTTCTGCTTTTAAAGTTCTATCTGGAGCTAT